ATTTTGAAGGACAACTTTTTGACATTACACCTTTAAAAGCTGATATTACTGGTGCAACTATTGCAACAGTAGACACTTCAGCAACTTGCACCATTACAACTTCATCAGCACATGGAATAAACGAAGGCGATATAGTTTTATTTGATAGTGTAACTTTACCAGGTGGTACAGGTTATGCAGCATCAGATTTTGAAGATAAAAACTTTCAAGTTATTTCAGTTCCAAGTCCTACAACTTTTACAATTACACAAAGTTCAAATGCAACAGGAACTGTTGCAACAGGGGGTAGCATAACTTTAAAACCTTACGAACCTGTTGGTCCTGCTGCACAATCTTATGGATATGGATTTGGTATTGGTAATTATGGTGGTACTGTTCAAGGTTCTGCAACTACAACTTTAAACGGTGGTATTGTAGCAGCTGACACAACGATTACATTAACCGATGCAAGTTCTTTTCCAACAACAGGTACAGTTTTAATTGGTAATTTTTCTTCTGGTAATTACGCTTCTACTTCAGAATTAGTTACTTATTCAGGTAAAGCTGGAAATGATTTAACAGGGTGCACTAGAAGCACAAATGGAACAACAGCGCCATCCTCTACTGCAACAGGCACTACAGTAACTAATGCAACAGATTGGACAGGTTTTGGTAGTGCGGTTGAAGCATCAACGGTTACACTTGAACCAGGTCTTTGGTCATTAAACTCTTTTGGTGAAGTTTTAGTAGCTACAATATTAAATGGTAAAACTTTTACATGGAACGCTGGTGGTGCTAATGCTACAGGTGTTAGAGCATCTACAACAACTTCTGGATTTGAAACAACAAACAATCCAACAGCTACAAGAACAACTTTAATATCACCAACAACAAGACACTTAATTCATTTTGGAACTGAAATAACTATTGGTACTCCTGCTACTCAAGATGATATGTTTATTAGATTTTCTGCTGATGAAAGTATTAATGAATATACAGTTGAAGCAACCAATACAGCTGGTTCACAAAGACTTCAAGATGGTACAAAAATTGTGGGTGCGTTAGTTGCAAAAGAAAATATTTTGGTATGGACTGATAATGCTTTATATACAATGAAATTTGTAGGTGCACCTTTTACATTTGGCTTTGAACAAGTAGGTACGAACTGTGGTTTGATTGGACAGAATGCTGCCATTGAAATAGATGGTGTTGCATATTGGATGAGTAATAATGGTTTCTTTTCTTTTGATGGTACCGTTAACTCATTACCTTGTTCGGTAGAAGATTATGTTTATGATGATATTGATACAACAAAAGGTCAACAAATAGCTGCAGGAATTAATAACTTGTTTACAGAAGTAACTTGGTGGTATCCAACTTCTAGTTCTAATTTTAATAATAGATCTGTTATTTATAACTACGGCGCTAAAGCACCTCCAGGTGAAATGGGTAACTGGTACAGTAATACAAATACTAATTTTAATAGAACAACTTGGATTGATTCATTAGTGTATCCAAAACCTTATTCAACATCATATAATACTTCTAACACAGGAACATTTCCTGTAATTATAGGTGAAACAGGATTAGGACAAAGTGTGTTTTTTGAACATGAAATAGGTACAGATCAAATTAATCCTGATGGAAGCACAACAGCTTTACTTTCTTTTATACAATCATACAATTTTGCTTTACAAACAGATCAAGGTATTGGAGAATACTTTTTAGCTATGCGTAGATTTTTACCTAACTTCAAAGTTTTAACAGGTAATAATCAAGTAACAATATCGGTTTCTGACTACCCATCAGAAGATGCTGTAGCTACTACTTTAAGTCCCTTTACAATTACTTCATCTACGACTAAAGTAGATACAAGAGCAAGAGGTAGATACGCTAACGTAAAAATAGAAAATACAAGCACAGGTGAAGCATGGAGATTTGGTACGTTCCAAGCTGACCTACAACCAGATGGAAGAAGATAATGACAAAAGTAGTAGTAAGATTACCTGAACCTAAAAAAGAATATAGTGAAGATAATCAAAGACAAATTAACAGAGCGTTGACTAATATTATAGAACAATTAAACTCAACATATTTAACACAATTAAAAGAACAATCTGAAAGATTTACTTGGTTCAATTCTGGAGGAATACGTGGCTAATATTTATAAAAACGCACAATTTGATTTAACAACTACTGATGTCACAGACATTTATACTGTTCCATCTAACTCAAGAGCTATTGTACAAAATATTCACACAGCGAATGTAGGTGCAGCTAACACTGAAATAAAAGCTTTTATATATGATGATTCTGCATCAACATCGTATCAGTTTGCAGAACACACAGTAAACTCTGGAGATTCAAAATCTATATCTGATGGATCCATCATATTAGAAGAAAATGATAAATTACAATTACAAGCAGGTTCCGGAAACATATTTGAAGGAACTTGTGCAATACTAGAAATCAACAGGGAGGACAGATAATGTCATTTGTAGAAACAGAAGCTTCTGTAAGGTATGAAGTAATAGATGGTAAAAGAATACCTATTATTACACCTAAAACAGAAGTAACATTAACAAACACAGTTACTGGTAAAGAGTATAACTCTGATGCTGAAGCGATGCAAGATGTTCAAGATCCTAACACATCTACAGAAGCAGGCCATATTAGAAGAGATGTTCATGTAACTGTAGAGTCAATACCTTTAGGAACGGCTACAAATATCAGTGATTGACGAACAGTAAAAAAACAAGTAAAATGCACGATACTGCATATATCAAGCGTGGCAGCCTTGCATTTCATTACATTAATTAGAGATATATTATGGGATTATTTAAAAAAGTATTCAGACCAGTTCGTAAAATAGCAAAGAAAATTATACCTAAAGAGATTAGGCCAGCATTACCCTATATTGCAGCGTTTTATGGTGGACCAGCAATGGCTGGTTCTAGTTTTATGAGTGGTATTGGTAACACAGCTTTAAGAAATGCTATTTCAAAAGGTTTAATTTCTGGAGCTACGGCTGCAGGAACCGATGAAGATGCAAACATTTTAAGATCCGCTGCATTAGGAGCAGCACCAGATTTAATTTCTGGAGGATTAGGAAATGTAGCAGGAAGAATAGATCCTAATCTTATAGCTGATTCAGATAGTTTTGTTCAAGTAGGTGATATGGCTGCAAAAACAGCAGGTACATTATCAAGAGCATCTGAAGGAATTAAAGGAGCTAGTGCATTAAAAACTATTGGTGCACAAACAGCAATAGATCAATCAGCAAAGTTTGCAGAAATTAGACAAGATGAAATAGATGAGTATAATAGAAGTTTACAAGAACAAGGTGTATTAGATAAAACAAAAAGAAGAACAGCAATATTTAATATATATAAAAATGCTGGTTATGAGGATGATTACGTGAATAGTATGTTAGACAGATATGGATACGCAATGGGTGGTAGAATAGGTTTTGCTAATGGTGGATACAGAGGTAAAGCAGAAGCGGCTATGGGTTTAACAACAATGAAAGATTTATTAAAAGGTAAAACTAAAGCACCTATTATTGAAATAGATGAAGATAAAGAAGTTGTATTGGGTGAGGATGATGATGACGACGACAGACCTATAATTAGAGAAAAACCTAATTATGCACAAGCAATGAAAGACGCTATGACAGGAGTAGAAGCAGCTTTTGGCATACCGTTTGCCGGTGTAGAAGCAGCAGAGTTTAAAAGATTTGCTAGAGGTGGTGAAGTAGAAGAAGAAGGTATAATGAGTAAAATAGTAGATTCAATGGGAGACGATTATGATTACTTTACGAGAATTAAATTAAGAGAAAACCTTAAACAAGGTGAAACTAATGAAGATGCAATAGATTTAGCAGAACAAGAAGCAATGGGTATGGTAAAAGAAAAATATGGTTTTGCTAGAGGTGGTGAAGTAGAAATAGAAGAACAAGTAGATGATTTAGGAATTATGGATCTTATGAAAGATCAAGGAATTCCATATGGTGAACAAGCCTCTTATGGTTTTGATGATGCAATGGGTGAAACTTTTGAAATGTTTTTAGATTATAAAAAAAAAGGAACTATTCCCATGGAAATGGAATTTGATGAATTTTTAGAATTACTTCAAGGACGTAAAGAACAAGGTATAAAAGGAACACAAGTAGCATCAGGATACAAAGATGATATAGAAGAAATGTATGAGCAATATGTTTTTGAAATGGAAGAACAAGGATTACAACCAATGGATTTTGCATCTTTTTTAAGACAAGCTAGATCTGGTATGGCTAATGGTGGTAAAGTAAAAAGAAGAAAAAAAGGTGAACCAGCAGATGAAGTTATAGAAACAGAAGAAGAAATTTTTTTAGATAAAATGCCAAGACCTAAAAGAAAAGGTATCATGGAAGCAGCTGGTGGTGGATCAGTAGGATCTAGATATTCTTTTTTAATAAACAAACAAAAACAAGGCATATTAAGCCCTGATGAAGAACAAGAATTATTAATGTTAGAGATGACATATGCTGATGAAAGTCAAGGCAAAGCTGACGGTGGTATAATGAATAAAAATTTATTGAATACAGGTATGGATAAAGATATGAGAGGTGGAGGATTTATTCCTGAAGGAACAAAAGAAAAAGCAGATGACGTTCCTGCAAGACTATCAAAGAACGAATTTGTAATGACAGCTGATGCTGTTAGAGCAGCAGGTGGTGGAAGTGTTAACAAAGGCGCAAAAAAAATGTATGATTTAATGTATACCTTGGAGGCAAAAGTATAATGGCAGAAACAATAACAAGACAACTTCGTGAACCATTTGTAGAAGCAGCGGGTACTCGTATTACTGATGAAGGTTTAAAACTTCTTAATCAAGCTATTCCTACATCTACATACACAGGTAGACAATTTGTACAAGGTCAATCAGCACTAGAACAACAAGCAGCAACAGCCGCAGCTGGTTTAGATACTTTAGTTGGGCCACAAGCTTACAAAGATTTTATGTCACCTTATCAGCAAGAAGTTATTGATACTTCTCTTGCAGCTATGGATAGAGAACAACAAAAAGGTATTGCATCTTTAAGACAAAGAGCAGCAACAGCTGGAGCTTTTGGTGGTGGTAGAGAAGCAGCAGCATTAGGTGAATATCAAGCAACAGCAGATATCGCTAGAGCAGCACAAGAAGCACAATTAAGACAAGCAGGATTTCAAGACGCAAGAGCAGCAGCTGCAGCAGATTTACAAGCAAGACAAGGTTTAGGACAATTTCAATCTGCAATAGGAGCAGGTCAAAGACAATTAGATCAAGCAAGATTAGCAGCGGACCAAGAAGCAGCTAGAGAAGCAGCGTTTGCTGACTACACAAGATTAGGATTAGTTGGTCCACAATTAGCATCAGTTATTGGTGGTTTCCCGGCAGCAACACAAGTTCAATCAACACCTCCACCAAGTGCTACACAACAATTATTAGGATTAGGTATTGGTGGTGCAGGGTTAGCAGGAGCATTAGGGTTTAAACCTTTTGGATAATTATGAGTAGAATTTTAAGAAGACCAATGTTTAGAGGTGGACGCGTAGATAGTCGCGGAACGGGAATTGCATCTGGTTTAGGTAAACCTGGTATGGCTAATGGTGGAGTTATGGATATTTACGAATCAGTAAAAGAACAAATACCTGAAACAGATACAAAAGGTTTAACAACGGGCGACTATTTAAGAATCGCTAGTGCTGGTTTAGATATATTAGGTGCACCTGCAGAAAGAGGTGGTATTTTAGGAGGTGCTTTAACAAGTGCTGCAAAACCTTTATCTAAATTAGGCGTTGATCTTGGATCGTCGATGGATGCTAGAAGACAAGCGGCAGCGGACAGAAGAGAAGAATTAGCTAGAACATTAACAGGTGCTCAAGTAGAGTTTGACATAGGGATGGAAAAAGCTAAAGGTGAAACAGGCAGAAGACAAATTCTTTTAGAATCAATAACAGAAACTAAAAGAGACGCTGTTAGAAATGATAAAACTTTAAGTGAAGAAGAAAAAACAAAAAAATTAAATGAAATTCAAGCAAAATACAATAATGATTTAGAGTTCTATGTTTTCCAAGGAGGAGATGTATCTGATTACTTCAAACTTGGTTCACAAACAGAACTACTTAAGTCAGCTGCTAGAGCAGCTAAAAAAGCAATCAAAGGAGCAATAGGCAGTGATGGTAAATCAATTACTCCAGATCACCCTGAATATAATACTACATTAAGTAAATTACAAGCAGAGTATTTAGCTACACTAACAAAACAATTTGGAAAACAATTTGCTGACGGCGGAGCGGTGACCGAAGATGTAAATATAATGACTGAAACTCCAACAAGCATGACTGATGTTAATGTTGAAGAAACAGTAAATCCAGAACAACTATCTTACGATGAATTAAGAGCAAGATTACCAAAAGAAATTGGTGATGACATTATAACGTTACTAGCAAATAGTTATGAAGCTCTTGGAGACTTTGCACAAATTAGAACACAAACTGATGTTGATCAGTTTAATCAAAAATATCAAGTACAATTAGTTCTACCACAGGAGGCATAATCTATGTCTGACATGTTTGAAATCCCTAAAGAAAAGGATTTTAAGGCACTTTTACAAGATGCTGATGAGCAAGGTTTATTAGAAGAAGAAGCCGGTACATTAGTTAACAATCCTTTATCTTGGTTAAGATTTACATCTGGATTTGGTCCAATAATTAAATACAACGAAATGAAAGCAAAAGAATTAGGGCAACCTGATCCTTATAAAGATGTAATAAAAGAAACAGACGAACAAAGAGATACCGCTAGAGAAATAGAAAGAGCTATTGTAAAGGGTGGTACAGG